GAGTATCAGGTGTTGTCCGAGACTTTTTGGTTACAGGTAATCAACCTAGTAATAAAAATAGAATACAATGGTCAGGTATCAATGATCTTGCTACATGGTCAGGTAAACAAGCAGACTTTCAAGATCTATCAGGATCAGGTGGTCAAATAGTTGCCATTACGTCAGGTGAGATTGGATATGTATTCAGACAAAACCAAATAATTCGTATGGACTATGTTGGTGGAACAGTTGTATTTAGACTATCTGTAATATCTCCAAATAGAGGAGCTGTATATGGTAGAACAGTATGTCAAGATAATAGAAATGTATTCTTTTATTCTGATGATGGATTCTATCAATTAGCAGGTGATTCTATAACACCAATAGGTGCAGAAAAAATTAATAGATTTTTTGACTTAAATCTTAATAAAGCATACACAGATAGAATATGTGCAGCAGTAGATCCATTTAATCAACTTGCAATATGGTTGTACCCAAGCGTTAATAATACTTCAAACACAACTGGTATTTGTGATAGAATATTAATATACAACTATGCAACTAAAAAATGGTCATTAGGTATTACAAATGCTAGTACAATTTTTTCACAGTTTGTAGGTGCATATACAGTAGAATTAATGGATATTATATCTCAAAATCTAGAAAATATTAATGCAGCTCTAGATACAGACTTTTGGAGTGGTGGTCAGTTATTCTTAGGAGCTATAGATAATAATTTTAAAGCAGCTATTTTTTCAGGAAATAATAATGAATGTGAAATGGAAACTTCTGAACTAGAACCTTTTCCTGGACAAAGAGCTAACATAACAGGTGTAAGACCAATAGTAGATGCAGTATCTACACTTACAGTAAAAACAAAAGAAAGAACAGCAGATACAGAAACAGCTTCATCATCAGTTACACAAAATGCAAGTGGTATGAATCCTGTTCGTAAATCTGGAAGATATATAAGAGCAAACGTAAAAGTTGCATCAGGAACTACATTTACACATGCACAAGGTGTAGATTTTGTTGCAGCAAAGGCAGGTAATAGATGAGTGAGAAAACAAATATAGATAACGTAAGATATTCATTTGAAACACAAGAGTTTTTTCAAAGACAACTTGAAGAAGCTGTGAATAGATTAATTAATAAAAATAATACAGAAAGCGATAAAGCTTTTGCTTGGTTTATGCATTAAGGAGAAATATGGCAGGGATAAAAGATTATAGTACAACAGCAGCAAATAATACATCTGTAGGAGGTATTAGTATTGCTGAAGGTATGTTACCTTCAAATATTAATGATGCTTTTAGAGCTGTAGCAGCTGATACAAGAGAATGGTATAATGATGCCCAATGGGTAATCTATGGTGATGGAGATGGTGCACATACTTTTGCATATGCAAGTGGCACATCATTTACAGTAGCAGGAGTAGATGTTACAGGATTTTATCATGCAGGAAGAAGAATAAAAGCTGTAGGATCATCTACAGGAACAATCTTTGGAACAATTGCAAGTTCATCATTTTCTACAAACACAACAGTAAATGTTACTTTTGATTCAGGATCATTATCAAATGAAACTCTTGTAATCTATGTAGCAATACTATCTAAAACAAATAACTCTATACCAACAGATGTTATAGCTACTGCTAACATACAAGATTCTGCAATCAATAATGCAAAAATATCTAGCAGTGCAGCTATTGATGCAACTAAAATACATGATGGTACTATATCTAATACAGAGTTTGGTCATCTTAATAATGTATCATCTAATATTCAAACACAATTAGACAGCAAACTAACTGGAACAGGTGGAGCTGTATCTACTGTTGTAAGTTCAAACTTAACAGCTGATAGAGCAGTTATATCAAATAGTTTAGGTAAAATTGCTGCAAGTGATGTTACAAGTACTGAAATAGGATATTTAGATGGTGTTTCTTCAGCAATACAAACACAACTTGATGGTAAACAAGCAACTCTTACTGGATCAGGTTCAACTATTGCAACTTCAAGTCTTACAGCAAACAGAGCTGTAATATCTAATGGATCACAAAAGATTGCAGTATCAGATGTAACTAGCACAGAACTTGGACATCTTGATGGAGTATCATCAAATGTACAAACACAATTAGATGCAAAAGCTAGTACAACATATGTAAATGATGCTGTTGCAGGACTTAGAACAAGAATTATAGCTGAAGTTGCTACTACAGCAAATGTAGATTTATCAGCAGATTTAGAAAATGGTGATACTATTGATGGAGTTACACTTGCTACTGGAGACAGAGTATTGGTAAAAGATCAATCAACTGGATCACAGAATGGATTATATACAGTTGTAGCTAGTGGAACAGCTTCTAGAGATACACAGTTTGATACTATATCTGAATTATCAGGACAAATGATTGTTGTTAATCAAGGATCTACAAATGATAATAAAATATTTTTATGTACAACTAACAACACAGCTAGTCTTGGATCTGACACTATAACATTTTCACAGGTTACACCACAAAATGCAGGAACTGTTACATCAATTGTTGCTGGAACAGGATTAACTGGTGGTACTATTACTTCATCAGGAACTATAGCTGTAGATGTTGGAACATCAGCTAGTAAAATAGTACAATTAGATGGCTCTGCTAAGTTACCAGCAGTAGATGGTAGTCAATTAACAAACTTAAACGCAGCAAGTGCAGGTTTTGCAGTTGCAATGGCAATAGCATTATAGTAAAGGAGATATATGGCACAAGATTTTGAAAGATCTTTAAATAGAAACATATCAAACAGTTCAGGTTCTGCTACAACTATAAGAGCACAAGCAGATAGTGATGATGCAATCATAGGTATTAGATGTGCAAATTCATCTACATCAGCAGTAAAAGTTACTGTATATGTAGAAAATTCATCAACTATTTACTATTTAATTAAGGATGCACCTATTAGTGCTGGTGGATCTTTAGAGTTAATAGATGGTGCTTCAAAGGTAGTTTTACAAAATGGAGATGCTGTAAAAGCATTTGCAGATACAGCAAGTGCTGTTGATATTATTGTTTCAGCAGTAGACACAATTAGTTCATAGGAGATATATGGCTTATATAGGAAATACACCAGGTGAGAATTTTATTAGCTTTAGTAAACAAGTATTTACAATAGTTAATTCTCAAACTGCATATTCACTTGATCATAAAGTTACAGACGAAAATGAGCTTCGTCTTGTGATAAATAATGTAGTTCAAGAACCAGGCACTGGTAAAGCATATACTGCATCTGGGAATACACTTACACTAGCATCTGCACTTACAAATGGTACAGATGAAATGTATTGTATATTCTTAGGTAAAGCTAGAGAAACATCTACTGTTCCAGATAGCTTTATAACTAAAAATAAACTAAATTTAATATCAACAAGTTCAAGTGCTGGACTAGAAGTCAAAGGTGATGGAAGTTCACAAGATGGATATCTACAGTTGAATTGTAGTCAAAATAGTCATGGAGTAAAAATTCAATCACCTCCACATAGTGCAGGACAGTCATATACTTTAACATTACCACAATCTATTTCAGCAGATACATTCTTAAAAACAGATGGCTCTGGTAATCTTAGCTTTGCTTCTGCTGGTGGAGCTAACACTCCTATTTTTTCTGCAAAAGTTGGATCAACTCAAACTGTATCAAATAATAGTTTTACAAAAATTAATTTTGATACTGAGGAAAAAGATAGTGATGGTGCATTTGATACTTCTAATAAAAGATTTACAGTACCAAGTGGAAAAGCTGGAACTTATTTTCTTGGAATGATGATGTACAATAATCCAAACAATATTCAGTTAGTTGAAAGTTATGCCATGATATACAAAAATGGTTCTTCTTTAATAAGTAACGCAATATTTTATGGAAGTAGTGCAAGACCAGATGCAGATGTTCAAGTTGTAAATACAGTAGTTGATCTAGCAGTTGGAGATTATATCGAAGGTTACGTTTATTCTTTAAGTTCAAGTGGTGGAGACACAAGATTATTTGCTGGTCTTAACAATGCAATTTTTGGCTACAAATTAATAACATAGGAGAAATATTAATGGCATTAAGTAAAATAAAATCGGAATCTTTAGATTTAACTGACAACTACGATTTCACAGGGACTGTCACAGGTGCTGGTGGTGGTAAACTTTTACAAGTAGTAAATAGTGATTTTTCAACTCATGGTAATTTTAATCAAGATACGAATGTTAGTATTGGTTCAATTAATATTACACCATCAGCAACATCTTCTAAAATTTTACTCATGTCAAAAGGCAGAGTTGAAAATTATGATTATTCAAGTGGTGATGATATGAATCAATCATGTTTACTTATTTTTTTTAGAACAATAAGTGGTGGTTCTGAAAGTCAACTTTTTGTAGCAAGACATAATGAAAGTGCAGCAGGAACTTCTTATAGAAGGCTTGGTCCACATATATCATCACATTATGTAGATAGTCCAAACACTACTTCTCAGATTACTTATACTTTAAAAGTTCATGTTACAACACAAGATACTAGACAAGGATATTCTGCTGAAAGTGGATTAGTAGCAATAGAAATAGGAGCATAATAATTTAATTTAAAAAGGAGGACAATATGGCAAGTCTATCAACTAAGATCAAAATGTACGCAGCTTCAAATGGTGTTGCTGATGTAGATTTTACAAAAGATGTTATGTTGCAAGATGATAGTGATGGCAAAGGTCCATACATTAAGGAGTGGAA